TGAGTGCTGCCCACGAATCAAACGTGTGATACCGAGGATCATAAACAAGCGCAATCGTCATGTTGTGTAACCTCGAACATCGCCCAAATCGGCATCGACAATAATTTTACCGACTTGGTAGTCGCCATCAACTTGATTAGACACAAACTTCAAACGCAGCAATCGGCGCTGCTCTTTCATATCAATCTTGCCCGTGACTGAATCGAAGGTGTAAGGCCCCGTAATTTGATCGGGCTGGTCAGGATAAGGCCTGCCAACGATGTAAAGGTCCAAGTTGCCTTCAAGGATAAAGTCTGGCTCCACACGCTCAAGACGTGTCCAACGATTCTCACCCACTGGACTTGGCTGTGATGGACCGCCAGCAATTACACCAAGATCTGAGGTGGTAAATGAGCTTTCAATGGCCAAAACATTGGTGCCCTTAACGAGGTTCTTGCCCACTTCATGCTGCCATAACGAGACCAATTGCATGAGCGTATCAACCGTAATTTCAAAGTCGATACCAATGCCATCAAGCGTGGCTGTGAGCGTATCGCCCACGGTATAGCCTGAGCCACGATTGTTGATTGTGACTTGCACCACTGAGCCTGCAACCACTTCCATGGTGGCTGTTGCGCCAGAACCTGTACCACCCGTCAGTGCTTCAAAGCTATACGTACCGTCGGTATAGCCACTGCCAAGGTCCGTGATGCTTACTTGATTGATAGCATTCGCTGTATTGACTTCATACCCTGCTTCCACGGGATAGCGGAATACTTGCGTGAAGTAACCTGCAGAACGCTGAACGCCATAAGCTTCACCAGAGTCATACCAAGTGTTTTCACGGATGTTATAAATCACGCAATCCGTGCATTCAACGGCACTGCCACGCGGATAGAACCACCACACTTCACCAAACCTTGAAACTTTTGTGGCCCAGACCTTCTGGCGCTGTGCATAATTTAAGTTATCAAAGAAGTAATTCTGGTTCATTGGATTGGGAACTTCTTTGACGACACCGTTGTAGAGCAGGAATCGATCAGTGCCAATCCAGTAGTAAATCCCGTCATATTCGATGGCCGCCGATGACGACAGAAATGATGACTGGCTTGTGATGATGTCATAGCGCCAGTACGTGGTGGCAGCAAAATTCCCTGTGCCAGGCACGCCAAGCGTTTGAGGCGTGAAGGACACACGAATAAGGCTGTCTAAGGACCAAAATAGGCCGCTAGGCGCGTTGGAACCACCTCGGACGGGTAAACCCTGCAAGATCTTGCCCGTGGCCACATTGACCTCGTTAGCGTCTGCTGAGACCCAGTCATCAATATCACCTGCTGAGCAGTTTTTGATGAGGCCATCATTGCCATACACAAACACATAGGGGTGCAGAGCAACCACACCACCCGAGATTGAGACTTGATTGTCAAATGTCAGCGTGGTTGTTGATGTGGCCGTAGCATTGGCACTGAGTGTGACCGTGGTACCCACAATCGACACTACTGTGGTGGCAGCAGGAATGCCATAACCCTTGACTAATTGGCCTGCAGCAATCTTCGTGTTAATGGTTGCAAGCGTGACCGTCGCTGAGCCACTAGTAACCGAGCAACTTGAGACAGCAAAAAGACCTGCAGCCCACAAAACAGTGCCCGATAACGGTCCACAAAGCAGTGGCGTATTGATGTCTGAATCAATGTTATCCAGATCCCTCGAAGGGTGAGCTAAGAGCAAGTTGGTTTGATAGCTGACCGTGTCTGTGAACGTATCAAACTGCCAGGAATTGACATCAGACGCTGTAAATGGCGAGTCAATCGTTGCCACTTGCAAGACAAGGCCAGAGCCAGTGCCACCAATATTTGTATTGGCCGTTGTGAGCAACTCACTAGCCACATAATGCACACCAAAGCCTGTGATCGTGGCTGCTGTAATTACACCGCCCGTTACCGTGATTGTAGCTACAGCACCTACGCCTGTTCCCGAGGTGGTATAGCTCAAAGGCACATTGGTATACGTACCATCGGTATAGGCAGAGCCTGCATCAGCAATCGATAACGATGCAATCGGACCGCCAAAACTGTAATCTTGAAGGCCTGACCCTACGCCACTGTTATTGACAGGCAGCACTTGCAAGCCATCGCTGTAGCCACTGTAGACGTTGTTAAAAAGATTGCGGACAACTACAAAAATGCCCCGTGAGGGGCCTGCCAGATTGTTGATGATTTCACGATAACCACCGATCTTGCGAGGGCGACCACGCTGAAATCTTACCCACCTGCCATCAGAGTAAAACTCTTTATCAAAGAGCGTTCCATCCCTCTGAATGCCAGGCTTGGTATCAAGCGCAAAAACCTTCTTGGTCATCAGAAGGTGCCCCCACTGATGCCTGCTGTAAAGTTACCAGTGCCTGTGACATTGATGCCATTTGCATCTACATCCAAGACTAAGTTACCAAGAATGGAAACGCCAAAACGCCCAGCACCAGGCCTGTAAATGCCTGTGTTGGTTTCAGAGCCAAAGTTAAGTGATGGGCTGCCAGCAGAGCCATTAACCAGGCTAAAGGACGTACCGCCAGCCTGTGTGGTGTTGGCATTCAGAATGTTGGTGCCATCGCAAAATACCGTGGCCTGGCCTGCTGCAGGCACCGTAGCCGTATTGGCACCAACAGCGCCCGTTGAGATGGTCAGCGTAAAGCCACCTGCCGTGGTTTGATTGCTGATCACATAAAAATTGATCACGGGCGGCACAATGATGGTCACGTTATTAGACAACGTGCCATTGAAGATCATGATTGTGTTGGCAGCTTCGCTAGCAGTCAGCGTGTAAGTGCCATTGGTTACTGTTTTGGTCAGAATGCCAAACTCAAACTGCGTGCTGACACCATAGCCAATCGTGACAAACTCAGTGCCCGTGGAAACAATGAATGCTGATTCACTGGGCGCAAATGCTTTGGTCAAGCTGCCGTCAATGGTTTGAGAGCCTGGCGCATCAAGTGTTAATGTGCCTGTGCCATTGTTCTTCAAGAGCATGAACCAGTTATTGCCCACGGTAACAGCAGATGGCAACGTAACCGTAGTCGCGCCACCAGACCATACATAAGTCTTAGCGCGATCGCCATCCACAAAGGATTGGCTTGCAACAACTGATTCAACAGGATGGCTTTGATTAAGCGTTAATCCCGAGGCTAGAAGGCCTGCGCCAGCAAGGGTGGCAGCATCAGCACTTGAAGTGCCAGCACCGAACTCAAAGTTGGCCCAAGTACCTTCTTCATCACCATTATCAGTTAGGTAGATGTAACGCGCAGTTCCCGACGTTATTGTGACAATGGTTGAGGCACCGTCATAAGTAGTGACGGTAAAATCTTCCGCGCCTACATTTCTAATTAACGCGTCTTGACCCACTGAGACTTGATTAGCCTGAGGCATTCTTAACTCAAGGCTTGCAGCCGTTGCATCAACGTCCATGATGCGTGCTGCTGGCGTGTCGGTACTTAAGTTCCCATTGATGGGCCATACCAACTGCAAGTTGGCAGTTAACGTAATGGACTCATACGAAACGTCAGTAGGCTGTACAACGTCGCCTGTAAACGGACTGGTATAGCTCATGATTAACTATCCGCGGCAATGGCCTGGCGATCAGCGATACGCAGCTTATCTTCAGCCATAAGGGTTTGTATGATGGCGTCATACTGCGCCTGCCAGATCGGTGTGCGCTCATCGTTTTTGAGGAATGGCATCGCTTGCAGCAGTGAGCCGTAAAGCAATGCTTGAGGCGCGTACACCGTAAACCAGTTGGTTTGATTGCTTGAGTCTAGCGGTTGTACTCTTTCGTAATAAAGCACTTCAAAGGAATACGCAAGAGTCGGCGTTGGAGCCACAAACCAATGAGTGTAATCGTAATCGCAATAGAATTTGGGAATGTCCGTTTGAGTCGGGTCGGGCCAGTATTCACGCAGGTACTCATACTTTCGTAGCAGCACAGGATAACGCTTGCCTGCCACTGTGATGTTCATGGAAACAGTTTTGTGCCACCGTGCAGGCTTGTCGATAATTGGATTAGCAGCATTCATCGTGCTGCTTTGCACGGTCAAATTACCGAGGAACTTAATCTGGCTTGCAATGACTTGCTCGGCAAGTCCGATGAAGGTGGGAATGCGAGCAACAGTCTCGGCGTCGGTGCGCTCCAGGTATTGCTGGATGTCAGTCACCAAGTTGTTGTAAGTCATTGCGTAGGCCATTACCACACCTTCTTCTTGATCGATTCGGGCTGGGGCACAAACTGCTTGCCTTGCCTCATGCCTTCGCGCTTGGCTCGCGTGGTTGCCGCGTATTCAGAAGGGGTGAGCTTCTCTCGTGCTGCCTTGGGCAAGTAACGCTCGCCAGTTGCTTTGGGGCCTTGCGTAGACGGCTTACCAGACTTCGTACCCCAGTCTTCCTTCGTCCACTTTGAGAGTGAATTATCCGCTTTTTTAGGCCCTTTGTAACCCCCGCCAGAGGCTTTGTACTTCTGGGTGGCTAGTTGAGCCTTACGGGCACTCCATTGGCCTGGATTGCCACCTTTGCCCGAAGCTTTGACTGAGGCAACAATGCGCTTCCATTTGCCTGGATCTGACTTGGTTGCTGAACTCATCGCATTAACGCGGCCTCAGCCGCCCTCCTACGCGTTAGGCCTGGCAAAACCCTGCCAGCGGCTTTATTCCATTTCAGGCACTCATCCGCGGCGCCGTCCCAGTTACCAGCATCGATGCGCTTTTTGAAAGTACTCACCCTGTAGTTACCAAGGCCGCAGTTGTAAGCCCAGCTTGTAACGGCTGCCATACGCCTTGGAAGCGCGTTAGCAAGGGTTGGCGACATCTTGAGCAGGCCACGCACGAAATACTCAACATGATGGTCAAGGGCATCCTCACACTGCTCGATGGTCCATACCGTGCCAGGATTGATTTCAGGGCCAGTAGCTCCCCAACCGATGGTCCAAGGATGCCCACGGGTTCCGGGGTCGGGATAGGCTTGAACTCTTCCATCAGGTAAACGCTTTGCCAAGCCTTCAAAAGGCTTGATCAGTACATCCTTGCAAAGCTTCTTAGCCTCATTCACGATTTCTGATATTTCTCTACGCTGCGGCCAACGAACCAAAACGTAATACACATTGTGAAGACACCAAAGTCATCTTCGTCCCAGCACTTGCTCACAACCTCTGTCCAATCCGCGCCCGTCTGAAACGCGATAACAAGCGCAGCCGCCTTGACTGTCGCATACATAAAGAACAAAGCCCAAGTAATGCCCGGACGCACCAACGCCGAGATAGCAGCCACAAACCAACCCGCTGCTTTAGCCGTTTCAGCTTGCTCTTGAAACGCAGCCTTAATGGTGTCCATCTGCTGAATGGAGTAGTCAACATACTTCTCCTCCATCTTGAATTCACCGCGCAGCTTTTCCAAGTCAGTCTGAAGCTGGAACATACTTAGCTCATGAGCGCGTTCGTTCTTCTTGTCCAAGAACTTTAGGACTTCAGGTGCAAGCCTGAATAGGCCGCCGAATATGGAGCCAAGTAACCCGCCAGACAAAAGGTCAAACATGATTACCCTTAGTAGTTACGATGTCAGCGCCCTTCTTGACTGTGACTTTGGAGCCTTCAACATCCACTTGCATAGGTGGCTCGGCACGATCAAGCTTATCCAAACGGGTGATGAGATCCTTGATGACTTCAAACTCAGGCTTTTCCTGCTTCGGTGCAGTGCCTGCAATGCCATTCAGCATTTGAATAAGTGCAGTAAGTGAAGCGCCCAGAAGGCCCATAACAGCAGCAATTTTTTCGCCTTCTAAAAACAGTGATGCGCCAACACCCACAAGCACAATGAGAAAGATATAAAGCAAGCCATCTTCGCCAATGGCTTTTCCTGCTACTTCTTTAGCCGAGTCTTGCGCTTTAAGCTCTTCAAGCCGGATCTTGGCTTGCGCCTTGATGACGGCTAACTCATGGGTCTTATCGTCCATCAGATACCTAACAACTTCTTAACGAACATGGCCGCGACACCTGGACCAAGCAAGACGGCAGCAATCGTGATGTAAAGCAGATACTCAATGCGTTGCATACGCTTTGAGCCGTCGGTAAAACGCTTTTCAATGTTTTCATATCGGCTCGCACAAATGGCTTCGTGAACCGAAAGGCGCTTGTCCAAATCTTCGCTCATGATCAATTTGGTGCTGTCTGGTTAACAACCACGGGATTTACCACTTCAGGCCGCACCACGGTCGGATTCACGATTAAGGGCTTATCAACAGTCACAACTTTAGGATCAAGCACAACAGCTTTGTCCGTCGTCACAACAGTCGGCGTATGCGTGTTATCGGTTGATGTCGTTGTCGTGGTTGTTGTCGTGACGTTTGCTGCTGGCGCTTGGATCTTCCCAGCGATATTTGTGAAGGCTGTGTTGGTGCTTGCCGTATTTGCCACTGACGCATTGCTTACAGCTTGCTGGATAGCTACGTTACCTCTGACCTGCTCCATGCCAAGCGCGACTTGGCGGTTGATACCGTAGATCTGAGCAATACTTGGCAGGATGGTTGCTATGGCTTGCAGGGTTGTGTCTGCTGCCGACTTTGGCGGTGCAATCTGTTGTTGCTGTTGGTTTGGCTGTCCAAGCGCCATGCTCATCACGGCGGCAACTTTTGCCGCTGCATCTCCCGTAGCAGCAATTGCTGCCATCGCTTTGTACTTTTCACTCTCAGCTTGTGCGCGAGCTTGAGCAATCTTTACATTAGCCTCGGCATAACCTTCGTAGTTTGTAGCGCATGACGCTAGTAGCAGGGGCAGGGGCAGGGTGAGGATTAGCTTTTTCATAATCACTCCGGTTGAGTAGGCCATTGCACGTCCCAAGGAAATTCTTGTTGGCTTGGAATATCCCTTAATACTTGACGATATGCGGCCCAAGCAGCTTGATCTACTGGAGCATCAGCAACTTGCGTCCAGTCGGAGTCTTTGAGCTTTTGATTGCGCTGTTCGCGCACTGACTTGGCTTGCTCGGCATCCTTGGCGGCGATGCCTTCATCGTCAAGATCGGCTACGCTGTACTTGGTGTACCACTTGCCGTCCATTTGCTCCACACCATCTCGGTAGGCAATCTGGTAGCGCGTCGGTGTGGCCTGTGGACCTTCAAAAACAACATCAGCACCAAGTGCTTCTAAAACTTCATCCGTTGTACGATCCCATGATGGTCCGTTATTTTCTTTTGCCCAGCGGCGAAGCTCATCTTCAAGCATCGTCTGGCCGTTTGCGCGTAGTCTGATTTCCATAAGTAACCTCAGGCGATAGCCAAGAAAATATATGTACCACCGTTGGCATTTAAGCCAGCAGGGGCGGCGGCTGTGACTTGGAACCCAACGCTGGCGGTATCGACGTAGTTGGTGCCGGTGACTTCAGCAGCGGTCGAATTCATAAAGAGATAGGGATCATTGCCGCTGCTAATACCCCGTGCGCTGTCATACACATACCAATCGCCCGTGCTGTCGGTACGCTTGATGAGAACAAACCTAGCACCGCCAGTAAAGCCACAGTTGACGGTCTGGAGTGCGCCTGTGCCTGTGTAGCTTCCTACTTTGGATACGCCAGCGCAGGTGGCGAAGAGGTGGGCGACGTAAGTTGCCGTGCTTGTATTTACCTCAGATGCCGTTCCTATACTAAAAACTGTCGATGTAGGAGTAGTGCTATTCCAGCGGGTAGCACCTGTTGCTTTTGCTGCTGTAGTGTTTAAAACCAAATATTCAGTATTCGCTAAAGCTGACGAATAAACTTGCCAAGCATTTGTACCTGAACGCTGCTTCACAATCATTAACTCAGGCACAACACCCAAGTTATGAGCCTGCGTAGTTGCACTTCCCGTCCCCGTATAGCACACCTCATCAAAGAAGCCGGGGGCGCGGCGCAGTGGATAATAGACGTACGTATTTCCCGTGGAATTAATTGGGTTTGCCGTTTGAATACGGAAACCGTCCATGGTCGTTGATAGCGAATCGGATTGAATTACTGCGCTGTTTGTAAATTCAGCGCCTGTGTTGTCAGACGACAAGCCAACGGCTCCGCCGCGCAATCGGTCAAACCAAACCCAGTTGTTGCCACCACTATTAGTTCTCGCGGCCTCAAACACCAAGTCTGGCGCAAACCCAACGCCAGTAACTGTAGTTGCTGTGCTATTACCACTTCGTGTAATTGGCGTATACACACTCGTCCCACTCGTCGGCACTTTCATCGGGCCGCGACGGATGGCGATGTAAATGTAGGAGTCAGTCAAATAGTCTGTAGCGGCGTTTGCATTTGTTGTTGTTGCAAACCCAGTTGCTGTTGGGACCACATACGCGCCAGAACCTGTCGCTTCTGCGCCGCTTGTATTTGGGTACAGCCAGCCATAATTAGTCTGGTCAAAACTCCTCATGTTATCCATGAGCACCCAATTTTGCCCTGCGCGACTGGTGTTTTTGATCAGCACCCACTGCGCCTCGTACCCTAGATTGATGGCTTGCCCCGCGCCGTTGGACCCCGTATAACTCCCACACGAAATCACATTGTCCGTACCACTCAGGCCAAAGCCACCTGCGTTGTGGGCGAAGAGGTAGGCGACGTAGGTGCCGCCAGATACGTTTGTAGAATCGTCCCCTGTCATTCCAGATTGCTGCGAAGCGTAAAAAAATGTATTAGCCCCGCCAGAAAGACTATCTCCAAAAAGCACATTAGCGTTTGAGAAAATAGGAATTCCTGTGCTATTCAAAGCTATTGGGCCAGTGGCGCTTGAAGCCCCAGTACGAGCCACTACACTCCAATTAGAAGTAGAGTCAATGCGCTTTATGATCATCATCCCAATAGGGGCTTTAAGATTGTGAAAGACTTGTTTGTAAGTCTGACCATCCCCCGTATAAGTCACCACATCATAGAACTTTGGTTGTTCGCGGAAGGTCCATGAGACAAAGGTTTGCCCGCTTTGATTAGTTAAATTTTCACTACCGAGCGTAAACCCAGTAGAATTAAATGAGTTAATTGATGTCGAATAGGCTTGATTTTGGACAGTATCGTTGGAAAACAAAATATTGTTGCGACCCCTAACGGTATCCTGCAACGCATGATTTGTCCCGCCCAGACTTCTATTTTTTATCCAAACCATCCCACCCTTCGTGGACAGATCAATCCCGTTGGTGATGGTCTGGGTAGAGCCGTTGCCGGTGTAGAGATAGGTGGAGAAAACGTCTTCGATGTAAATCACAGGGCCAGATGGGCCGGAGAATTCCCCAAACCCCTGAGCCGATGCAGCACCTTTGGTTTCAATTAAAGGCATTACGCAAACCTCGTTTGTGAAGCAAATACCGTGAACGTAGCACTGCCTGTTTTAACAATTGTATAAACGTAGGCATCAATAGAGCTTGCGTTGCCTGCTGACCATGCTGTGCCACCTTGGTACTTGGGGGTGACTGAGGAGCCATCAACTTGAACCGCGCTGTTGTAGTAAGCCGTTGATCCTTGGGTTACAAGAAAAGCTACCGTCATAGACTCGCCAGTAGACATCAACGTATTCAAACTCGTGCCACTTGAGCCACGAAAATTAACTGTCCAGTTAGCCGAAGCATTGCTGGTGTAGTAAAGAACGGACTGCGTCGTTATGTCGTAATTAATAGTTCCCGTTGCTGCCGTGGCTGAAATCGTTGCAACTTCTTTTGCATTGGCTAACTTTGTTGCCGCTACGCTGGTTGACCCGCTAAAAGTTTGCAGCGCGGTGAAGGTTTGAGCAGTGCCAAGAACAGCAGCGGTATCTGTAGCGTCAGGGAATGTAAGCGTTCTATTCCCACTAAGTGTTGCAGTGGCAAACGTCACGCGATAAGACGAAGACCCTCCAGCCCTGCCTTGAAGAATAATCCCATCGTTTGTTGTTGCCGGAGCAAACGCCTGCCCTGTGGCGTTGTAGAAAGTGTTTGCGCCTGTGAAGGCGTTATTGCCAGCGGCGGTAACGTCACCTACAGCAACGCTTGTAAATGACAACGTGCCAGATCCATTGGTTGTAATAACTTGGCCATTAGTGCCATCTGCTGTGGGATACAGCAAGTTGGCAGGGTTGTTCATCAACTTAATGACGTTGCCCGTGGTGTTCTTGGCAAACAGAATCATCCCGCCATCGTTGTAGTTGATGGCAAGTTCACCAGCGTTTAAGTTACCAGCCGAAGGCGCTGTGGTAGACGCCGTGTTGGTTCTGTAAAGCTGGATAGGCGTAAAGTTGGTGGCTGGCATTAGAATGTACCTCCGTCGATCACTGCCCACTCAGGGGCTGAAGCACCAGCACGAAGGACATATCCTCTTGTGCCTAGTGCCAATGTTGATGTTGTTGCACTTGCAGTTTGATAAACCAGTGAGCCTGCAGCACCACCTGTTACATTAGTTGCTGTGGTTGCTGTAGTAGCTGTTCCTACCGTAATAGTGGCAGGGTCTGTGTACTGAGGCGCTGTGCCGGAAGATGTCAGGATATAGGTTGATGCGCCAATACCAAGCTTACTAAGCGCCGTGCCCGTGGCGTAATACAGTAGATCGCCAGCCGTGTACGTGGTGAGTCCTGTGCCACCATTAGCTGTCGTCACCGTGCCCAAACTGATGTCTGGAGCCGTGCCACCTGAAGATGCTAGTGGCGCTGATGCCGTAACTGCTGTGACGGTTCCTGATGCTCCTGCAATCCAAGCGAATGCAGAGCCGTTCCATGATAAGAACGTGCTTGAAACCGTGGGTGCTGTGATAAATGTCGTGGCGCCGACATTGGACTGCACAGCAATCTGATTGGCCGTGCCACCAGCCAGGTTGGTTGCAGTGCCAACTGCTAGTGTCGATTGATCTGCATACTCAAGGGCTGTGGCGCCTGCATTGACCTTCAAAATCTGCGTGGCCGTACCAATACCAAGGAAGGTGGTTGCGCCAGACCCAGTTTGGTAGGGCAATGATCCTGCAGCACCACCGGCAATATTTGTCGCCGTAGTGGCAGAAGTTGCCGTGCCCACGGTAATAGTTGCCGGGTCCGTCCATTGTGGCGCAGATCCCGATGACGTCATGATGCGTGATGCAGCACCGATGGCTAGTTTTGATAAAGCCGTTCCCGAGGCGTAGTAAAGCGTATCGCCTGCTGTATAGGAAGATAGGCCCGTACCGCCATTGCTTGTAATAAGCGTGCCTGCAAGAACAACAGCACCGCTTGTTGGCGTTGATGGCGTTAATCCCGTCGTGCCAGCGCTAAAGGACGATGTTGATGTTGCAGCAATCGCAGAGACAGTTGTTTTAACAGTCCCACCGCCTTGGACAATGGGGACTAACTCTGTGCCTGCTAATGCAGTGGCATCAGGAAGTTGGGTAATAGTTTGATTTGCCATTATGGTGAAATCGCTAGTCCGTCGAGATTCCCATTGTTTTCCGGCGTCTGGGTATTGCCCTCTGTCGAAAGGATAATCGACTGCTGATCATTCAAGACCAAATTATTCTGGATTGCAGCCACAGAAACATCAGGCCTTGGAAAACGTAAATTAATGCGCTCTGTCTGCCGTGCTGGTAGGCGATAAGGATCTTTTTCATCGCGGCAATTCTCCTCGCAAACCATCAGCCCTGGAAAGTTAATGTCAGGGCCAAGAGTGGCATGAGGACGTTTCATACGACAACGATCGCATATCGCAATCGCGATGTCGCTGTAGCCCTCAGTGTCAAGAAACATTGGCATTATTTTGTGTAAACCGAAATGTTGGGCGCAAAGTAAATCGGACTGCGATCACGCTCTTCTGCCTCGGCAAGATTGAGATACTTTTCAGCTTGCCCTTCAAGGTATTGAATGCGATCCATCGGCACTTGGGGCAATTCCATGCTCAATTGATGCGCCAACATGCCCACTGTGGCCAGATACCAGCGCTGCGGGATCTGCAATTCATCGGTCAAATCACCCACATCCATGATTTGCTTGGAATACCAGACCGTCATCTGCACATACCACTCGTTGGGGACCGGCCAGAGGTAAATTTCAGGCTGTGGGACCGTGCGATTGAACCAAAACTGGTAAGGCTGATTGGCCGTGAAGTTTTTGTTGGGCAAATTCGTGTAATCGTCACGATTTAGCCTTGCCATTTGGATTTCACGCGAGTTATTGCCCACATAAAACTCACGCAAGGCCAGCGTTGTGCCTCCAGATGCCCTTACTCGGTAGTATTGGACGCTCTGACCGGGGTCAATGTCATACCAGACCCACTGTTTGTCAGTAACAACCACTGATCCGATGTCATACAAGGTGTTCCAAGTTGATCCGTCGGTCGAATACTCAAGGGTGAGAGTCCATGTGGCACTTCCACCACCAGAAACATAGGGGAGCAGGCCGATTGACCCAGCATAAATCGGGTTGCTCGTGCCAAAATTGATCGAAATATTGCCATTAGTGCTTGTTTGCAGGCAGTAAGTATCGACATCATCATCCCCTGCATAGGCAGCATTGCCACCAGCACTGCTTGAATAACTGCCAGAAGGCCGTGTCATGGTCCGATAAAGCACATTCAAGGCGTCATTGGCGCCTACCGGCAAGGTGTAAATGTATTTTTCGGGTGTTAGGCCAATCACTTCCTTCTTGACAGCCCAATATTGGATGCCAATGTTGATTAGATTGGTCAGCACAAAGCCCAAGGACTCTCTGGCCGTTAGCAATTGCTCGCTAGTCAACTCCTCAGCAAGCTTGCCACAGCGCCTCGCAGCGTGGTCAATTAGCGTCTGGACATTAAAAACCTGGCCATAAGTATCGGAATAGGACATTTACTTGCCCTTTACCATGATGGGCAATTCCAGCGCTTCATCGAAGCCCTGGCTCGAGATCCACGCTCAGACTTGCGTGCGATGGGACCCATGCGTGCGCAAAACGAGTCGCGCCTTGGGCCTCCTTGGGGCTGTGGCGCCTTCAAGTTTGATCCTGTTTCTCGGTTGTACTTCGCTCTGCCCTTGGCGGTAAGACCCGCGCCTTGATCTGCCGGAAGCTTTTCACCACGGCCAATCGCCAAGCTCGGACCACCATTCTTAAGCTGTTCAGGAAGTTTTGCATACGATTTTCCCTTCACATTGGACTGCGTGTACTCTGCAGCAACATCAGGTCGAATGCCAACCTTCTTGGCAAACTTAGGATTATTTTCGGCTGCTTTCATGAGCCGAAACTGTGCTTTACTCTTGGCTGGCATACTTCACCCAATTGGTTGAAGCCTCATCCCAAGTATACATCTGACCATCGTTAGGCATAGGTGTTGGCGCTTCCCACTGTGCATTTGCATTAAGCGTCCAACTAGCAAAAGGCTGTGGCGGTACAAACGCATCAATGTCTGCTCGGTAGGTGTAGCCAATCCCTGCGTAATTCTTACGCATGTTGCCGTTGTAGCTTGTCTGCTTCCAAGTACCGCCGAGAATCTTCTCAAGATGCGCTGCGCCGATATGCTCTTTCTCTACGCCAGAAGCATCAGAGGTGTCTTTGTTGTCAACCACGACAACTTGTTGCACCACACCATTTTCATCAATACGGGCAAAGTGAGCCATTACGCCTCCAACCTAAGTCCAGTTAAGTCCATTTCTTCCCCGACAACACCGACTGGGAAGGTATTAAACGATAGTGAAATCCGAGTGTCATCGCCTTTGACTTCAGGAACCATATGCGTCAGTGACGATGGGAACAGAATCAGCTTTCCTGCTGTGGCTTCAAACCACCAGCTTTCAGAGTTGTACGGGTTCCACTGCTCCGGCGGGAACTTGATCTGCTGCCAGCCATCACGGTAGAAGTAAATCCTGTCATTGTCATTGGTTTGCACATAAAACACGCCTGAGATGTAGCTGTTGGGGTGTGCATGTTTGTGATGGTATTGCCCAGGTTCTGAGTAATTGCACCAGCTTTGAGTGACTCTCAAGCTAACGTTGTGCTTGGGATTTACTGTGCTTTTGAAGTAATCCGAGACGCTATCTTCTATAAATGAACGAAGGGACGTTAGCGCAGGGTCACGTAGTACAAAGTTGTTCGTGCTTGTTGTATTACCCATGTTGGGTCTTGTTTCAAGCTCACGGATGAAGAACAACTCCTCATCGCTTAGAGGTCTACCAAGCTCAGCAAAGCCTACAGGGATGGGGAATAAGTTATGCAACTGCACGTTCAAATTCCTCTTTGGCTATGCCCATCTCTTTCAGTTGCTCGTCGGTGTAGATCGTTGGGATGCTGTCCTCAAACTCTCTGATCTTGTCAATGACCCAATACACTTCTTCTATGCTTGGGCATGGCCGTGGATCATCCCACCGAGTAAACACGTTGTTACTGATTTCCCACTTTGCACCTGGACGTAGTAGGTGCATGGCTGTATCGATTCCTAGAAATTTATAAACTTTTGTAGTCATGTTATTGATTGATTTTGATGATTACAATACCGGAGCCACCTGCCGCACCACCTGAAGTTCCTTGACCGCTTCCACCACCACCACCAGTATTAGCCGTTCCAGCAGTACCAGAACCAGTAGCGTTTGCAGCACCTCCGCCGCCAGTGCCGCCAGATCCACCAGTATTAGGAGCATCCCATCCAGCACCACCGCCTCCCCCAGCATAAGTTACAGACGAACCAGAAATAGATGAT